GACCGGGAACGGCGCGTTCGGGTAGAGGTCGGCGTAATAACGGCGGTTCCAGGCGACCGGAAGCCGACCGATTTCGAGCGTTTCGTGCAGGCGGAACGAGTCGGCCATATACCCGCCGGGACATAGAACCATTCGTGAGCGGGCGATCGTTTCCGCGTATTCCTGCGGTCCGACCCCTTGCGCGAACCCCGACGTTGCCCGAACCATCCCTGCCGGGTCGTCCCCGAATCGCTCGACCAGTTCCCGACGTACCGCCGTCGGCGTCTGCCCGACGAAGGAAAACGCAAACGACGGGACAAGGCCCTCAACCGTAGGCGCGGCGAGCGCGATCGGCTCGGGGACCCCGCATCCGATTCGACGTCGCGCCGGACCAGGATAAACGTGCTGCGTCCATAGGGCGTGCCGATCATCGACGGGGATCGTTTCCAACGGAAACGCAAATTCCTCGTCGGACACGACAACGGTCAGCGCCCAGGGCATCGCCAGGATCGCCGCGCCGATCTTCGGCCCGTTGCCCCGGAACGTCCCTCCGGGGACGACGACGACGCCACCCTCGGCAGGCAGGGCGTCGACGATCCGGAAGCCAGGGAACCGGGCAGGCAGGCCGAGCCGCCCTTCGAGCGCCCGCAGGAGCGTCGAGTGATCCCAATACCCCCTGTGATTATCCCAAAAGTAAACGTCCGTCATCGGGTTTTCGCGGCGACGATCCATCGCCAGTTCGGTTGATACGGGTCGCGCCAACGGTCGACGACTTCCAGGCGAGCAGCGGCGACCAGGTGTTCGACCTCTATATCGAGGAACTGATACATCCACGGGGCACGCTCCGAACCTTCGACGTACTGAAACGCGAACCGCCCGCCGACGCGCAGGACCCCGGCGACGGAGTACAGGTAATCGCGGACGTCGTCCGGGTCGAGATGCTGAAACACGGTCACGGCGTACCCGCCGTCAAACGGGTAACGGATCGGCAGCGCACCGCCGGGAGTGAGCGCGAACGACGCGTTGTCCGCTCCCGACTCGCGGGCGTAGGCTCGGGCGGCGGCGACCATCGTCGGGGCGACGTCGATCCCGACGACCTGCCCCGACAGCGTCCGGACGGCGTGAGCGACCGGGACGGCGAGCCGCCCAGGTCCGGCCCCGATCTCGAACAGGCCGACGCCCGGTTCGAGGACCGGACCGAGGCCCCGGAAGATCGACGCGAGCGGTCCGTAGGCGGACGCGATCCAGGCACCGGGCCGCGTGTCCGAGTGCGCTTCGTGGCGGGCGTCCGTCCGGGCGCGGCGTTCCCACTCGGCGGCGTAGTCGATACTCGTCATCGCGGCCTCGGTTAAAACGCCCGGAACGACAGCCCGACCTTTGGGGCAACGTGCAATCTCCGTTCGCCGGGACGGAAGTCGATCGGTGCCGGAAACGAGAACGCGACCCCGGCCCGGTTGTAAAGAACCTCCAGTTCGACCGACAACGATACCCGCTCGGTGATCCGCCGCGACACCCAATGCTTCGAGAATACGGACCATTCGTTCGCCGGGAATCCGGTCGGTCCGTTCCGCCACGCTTCGAGGAACCCGTTGACGAATACCGGACCGACGAGGCGTGAATAAACGACGGACGCGATCGGGGCTTCCCGTGCTACGTCGTAATGCGCGGACACGATGACGGGTTGTGCAGACGCCACCGAAGGTATCGCCAGGATGCAGGCCACGGCAGCGAGTCTCTTATAGCGCAGGAGCAGGCTCCAAAGGAACCCGCCGCAGACCTTCGCAGCGAACTGCCCAAGGATAACCCAGGGCAGGAATACGCCGAACGCGAGCGTCGGGAATACGATCGAATCGACTGCCGACCCGACGATGTTAGATCCGTTCGACCGGGCAAGGAATCCTCGCCGTCGGAGAGTGTGATATACGACGGCATCGCATCCTGCTGCTGCACCAAACGCCACGCAGGACGCGAGGGCGATCGGTCCTGCCGACGCGTTGAGCAGGTAGGACAGAACGCCGCCCGCTGCAATCAAGGCGGTCATTTTGGGCAGCAGATCGCGCCCGGACCAGGCGTCGTGCAGGCGGTCCCGCAACGTTAGGTCGAGTCCGATAAACAGAAACGCGACGACGACGGTCGCCGCCTGCCCGAACGCGGCGATCGCCAGGTTCGCCGCTACGATTGCTGCGAGGTAAACAAGGACGTATCCCATAGATCGTGCTGATTGTGCCGTTCCCACCGGGGCGCAGCGTTAAAGGATTCGATCCGGTCCGCAAGGACCGCAAGTCGAACGTGATCAGACGGCGGTTTATAGATCCCCCACCGTCCATTCCGATCGGCGTTCAGGCCGACCGACACGGAATCCGCGCTCGACAGCGGGAGTCGGGTAAATACCGCCGGGTCCAACATCCGAAGCCCGTGCAGTTTGGCGACCGGGCAACCGTCGGCGTCCGTGCAGGCGTCCATCGCTCGCCCGATGACCTTCCACCACTCCAACGACCCCGGACCGTACTCCGGATGCTTTCCGATCGCAACGCGGGCGTAATGACTCACAAGACGGACGAGGCGATCGGTCGATTCGTTCGCGTGCCATACCGGGACCCCGGAGTCGTGCGGGTACTCCGATAACAGGGCGTCGTTGTCCGCCTCGCTGCCGCCGATTATGTCCGGTATAATAGCCCAATCGAAATTCGGAAACCGCCGCAGTTCTGCGACCCACTCGTAGTATCCCCTCCAATCGGTAACCGCGCCCCGGTTGGCGAAGGTCCAGGCCCCGTTGTCGACGACGAACGACTGACAGTATTCGACGGCCAACGAAAGTTCGGATGGGTTCGCGTAGGATACGAGCGCGTGCCGTCCGTTCAGGAACCGCGCCGCCGTATCCCGCTTCCCGCCGAGTTGACCGTGATAATGGATCATCGTACGACGTACCCGTCCTCGTACGGCATCTCGTTCGGGATGAACAGGTAGTGACTTTCGTGCCGTTGGTCGAGCAGTTCGTAGCGATACCCGTACCGCTCGACGAGCGACAGGACGTCGGCGTACGAGTGCCCGTATTGGTCCCGAAGAAAAGACGGGTGAACGCTGCACCATACGAGCGGGCGGTCCTCGACCATCACGCGCTCGGCCCCGACGAGAACCTCGTACTCGGACCCCTCGACGTCGATCGTCAGGGCGGACGGGCGGACGTTCAGTTCGGACGACAGGTCGTCGATCCGGATGCGCGATATGTCCGGGCGCTCGTTCAGTTGGCAGAACCCGTGATCTCCGATCACCGGGCCGAACGCGCAGGCAGGCCATATATGCGGCGACTCCGCGAGCGGGGCGTCGTTCTTCGCGGTCCGGGTAACGTCCCCGACGAAGCCGACGTAGTTTCCGACGATCCGGTCCCGAAGGTCGTTCGCCTCGAAGATCGCCCGGATGTTCGGCCATACCCTCGGGTTCGGCTCGACCATCACGACGTCGCATCCCCATTTCGCATACAGGGCGGGCATATCCCCTTCCTCGGCCCCGGCGTCGATAATGACGTCGCCCGCGCCGAGGTTCGTCGCCATAGAGTCAAGGCGGGCACGCTCCCACCCCTCGGCGGTCCCCCATTCCGGACGCTCGGCCCGGTGCTTCGGCAGGTAGAGTTTCCACCGACCGTTGATCTCGGTCCGGACCATATCAGTCATTCAGGATACACCACACGTTTTCCTGCCGGATCGCCGCGCAGAACGCCGCAGGATCGCCGACAGGGTATTGACGAAGCGTCGCCCAGGGATCGGCCTCGAACGCGACTCGGACCGACGCAGGCGGCTTTGACGGGACGACATAGAGCGAGTACCCGGCAGCGGCGATCCGTTCCAGGAGAGCCGGGTACGAATCGTTAAAGCAGGGCGAGACTTCGAGCAGGATATGCCGCGCCCGCCCGAGCAGCGGCCCGTGGATCGCGTACTGCTCGTCGCCCTCTATGTCGATCTTCCACAACGCGACCGGGCGCGGCTCGAACGAGTCCTTCGCCCGGACGTCGAGCGGCGGCGTCCTCGGCCCGACCTGAACCGGGACCCGGAAGAACTGCTTGCCCCACCCGTTTACACTCATAGAAAACATCGCAACTTGCAGTACCTCGGCGTCGGCCTCGACCGCGATCGCGTCCCGTCCGCAGGACGCGGCCAAGAGCGAGTACCATCCCAGGTGCGCCCCGACGTCGACCAGGCACCCGTCGACCGACGTCAGGACGTCGAGCGCGAGGACGGTTTCGTACCCGTCCCATATCCCGTTCCGAACGATCGACGCCGAAAGGTCGTCCTGCCCCGGACAATAGATCCCGGCCTGCCCCGCGTACTGCTCGAAGTCGAATACGATCATCTCGAACTCCCGCGCAAACCGATCGGGGATCGCCGGGTATTCGGGCACGCCGGACGGACCGCCGAGCCGGACCATTACTCGCCGCGTGTCGTGCCACGGGTGCCCTGCCTGACATTCGTTCATAAACCCTCTGCCACCCAGGAGAGCAGCGTTTCCATCCGGTGACGGTACGTCGAGTGCCGGAGCGTCGCCGCGTGTCCGGCCTGCCGGATCGCCTCGCGGTCCGATCGGTCGTCGAGGTATCGGTCGACGACGGCGGCGAGTCCGTCGAAGTCGTCGTAATCGTAGTACGCCAGTTCGACCCCGTCCCGGTACAGTTCTTCGAGGCCCGTGATCCGGGGCATCACCAGGAAGCCACCGCGCCCCGTAACCTCAGGCACGCGGTCGGACCAGTACCGGGGATGCGTGAAGCCCAGGCAGAGCGAATCCCCCACGACGACCTTCGTGTCCGCGTACAGGCGGTTCAGGGCCGCGCCCCGGACCGCGTGCTGACCGGGCATCGGGAATCGGTGGAACCGGGACCCGTACCGCCAGGACAGGAAGTCGATCAGCCGTTGGCGATACTTCCATTCCGGGTGATAGTGATACTGCCCCGTGAACACGACGTCGTATCGGTACTCGGTCGCGTCCCCGGCCCGGACGGGTTCGGCCATAAACGCCTCGGCCTCGTAGACGGCAGGCGGGAGCCACCGATGTCGCACTTTATTGGCCTGCCAAAAGTCATCCGACCCACCGTCGGCGGTCACGACCAGGTCGCAGGTCCACCAGGGCTCGCGCCCAACGTCGACCGCACGGTGCAGGCCCGCGTACAGGTCGAGGTGATAGGCGACCGTCGGGACGCCCATCCGTCGGGCGGACGCGAGCAGGGATACGGCGTCGCCGCGCAGTCCGGGCGGCGTCCGGGTCCATAGGAGCAGGTCGAGCGTATGCAGGTACGCGAGGACCCGGTCTGCCGGGATCGCCGCCGCGCCGACCTCCTGAAAGCGAACGACCAGGTGCCCCATCGCTTCGAGCGTCGCGGCAACGTGGTTCTCCGTCGAGTGCGACGGCTCGAAGTTTCCGATGTACCCGATCCTCACGCCTGCGCCCCGGTCGTTTGTTACGGAGCGCAGTATATGACGCGACGGGGAATCGCGCAACCGCTTACATTTTCGCTTCGATCTGCTTGACCAGTTTCCGCGCCCAGGCGGACAGGTCGTCGAACGATTCGGCGACGAGCGTTTCGTCGGCGAGCCTGCTCGCGGACCGGGTATCTCCGATGACAGACGACAGGTAATTGACGACGCGGGCCACGCGCCGGGACAGATCGGGGTTCATAGGTCAGTCGTTTTCGGTCGGCACAAGGAGGTTCTGCCGCACGTTAACCGCCGTTCGGTTCTGAATGATAACGTACTGCGTCGTACTCTGCGGGACGTCGAGATAATAGGCGTCGTACCCGAGTACGCTCGCCAACCGTCCCTCGTCGAGCAGCAGGCGGGCGGCGTCCTCGCCGGACACGTTGTCGGGAACCGTTACCCCGAAGCGGTTCGCAATCTCCGATCGGATTTCCTGCTCCTGCTTTGCGGTCAGGGCGGGCCAATCGGAGGTCGACGTACCGGAGTGCGGGATCACGTTTTTACTCCGCAACCAGGATTCCCATTCCCATTTCGTGGTCCGTATATCCTCCATCCTGCCGACCCGTGCGCCCGGTTTCAGTTTCATCGTCCATAAGCCGTCGAGTTCGCCGCCGGAGTAGTTCCGGGCGACCCGGTACGACTGCCATACTTTCGCCCCAGGCGTCGGGCCTGCCGAGTACGTCCCGTTTCCGAACACGCCGAGGCCCGGATAGTATTCGCCCGACCGGAACTGCTCGGCGTACTGCGCCCCGCGTACGCCGCGCCATAGGGTCTGCCCTTCGAGCGCGTCGAACTCCGCGTCCGGCAGAACCGTCGGCAGTCCGTCGAAACCCTTCGCCCGGTAGATACCTGCCAACGCCGGGTCGCCGTTCCGGTAGTTCCCCCATTCCCAATCGCGGTCGGAAAGCCCGGTGAACGGGTTCGCAGGATCGGCCACCGGGTCCGCTTCCGGTTCGATCTCGGACGGAACGACAGCGTCCGGGGCCTTGTCGACCGGGTCATAAACTTCGCAGCAGCGGCAGTTACAGGTATCCCCGGCCCCGAGCGCCGGGTCGTGCGGGTGCATACCGGAGCGTCCGCCGACGTCGTACGGTTCGTCCATCTTCCGGGTCTGATCGTTCAGGCCGATATACTTCGGGTCCTGCGCGTGCCGCTCCCCGCGTCCGTCCTGCGCCGTCAGCCACCGTTTTCGGACCTCTATTCCGAGGCGCATCGCCGACTCGCGGGACGCGACCGAGTACGCCCGCATCGTTTCCGTCCGGGCGATTCTCCGGGCGCGATACTCCGCGACCGTGTCCAGGTCCGACAGGATTTGCTTCATCAGACGGTTAATCGCCCACCCCTCGGCGACTGCCGTCGCTACGGCTTTCTGCGTGATCCGGACGACCATTTCGTGCGAGAACCCGGTGACGTCCTTGATCAGATCCCCACCCTCCGTCCGGACCCAATCGTCGGCGTACTGCATCCACGGGTCCGCCGGGTCGCCCTTCTTCTTCGACAGGATCGCCGTGACCGTTTTCCCGGCTACGGGTACGACGCGTCGGTACGTTTCGAGGTATGGCTTTTCGGCGTCAAAAAAGTCCTCCGCGTTGCCCTTTACGAGAGCAGCGACGAGCGGGATCGACGTCGGGTTGCCGACCGACTTCATCAACGCCCGGTTCTCGCGCCGGAACCAGGTCCGCCAGTTCTTCGCAACCGGGACGAGAAGCGCGTCGCGCTCCTTGATGATCCGGCGGGCGTCGGCGTCGGTCACGCGCCGTCCCCGGAGTATTGCGGCAGGCGACTCAACAGGTCGTCCGCCGACAGGCCCTCGCGGGTGCCCTCGTCGACAGGCAGCGACTCGTCGCCGACCATCGACAGCGGGACCATCCCGGCAGCAACCAGGACGTCGTCGCCGCCCGGTACGGTCGACAGGCCCGCCGCGACCCGACGCTCGTTCGTCGTCATCCAGGTCGCGGCAGTCAGTAGTTCGTTCCTACGCTTCGTGTCCTCCAGGAGCGCAGGCATCGCGTCGGTATCGTAGTCGAGCCACAACCCCGGACCGAAGCGGGTTACGAACGTCGCGTTCCATCCGGCGAACATCGTGTCGAGGTCCGGCAGGACCCGCTCTTGGTAGAGCGCCAACCGCGCCTCGGCGTAGTTCGAGTACGTTTTGTTCGCGGAGTCGCCCAGGATCTCGGGCGCGATTCCGAACACGATTGCGATTTCGCGGGCGGTCATCGTCAGGACGTCAGCCCATAGGAGTTTCGCGGCGTCGACCGTCAGTTGGGTCGCCTTTATGTCCTTCCCGCCGATCGCCAGGATGCGCCCCGCGTTCGCCGCGCCACCGACCGAGTCGGCGTACCCGTCCCGAAGGTTCTGCGCCTCGGTTTCCCCGAACTCCCCGGTCAGCAGCATCGACGGCACGCCGCCGTTCCGCATATTTTCGAGGTTGAAACTGCGGGCCTCGTTGTTCAGGTCGACCGACCGGATCGCGGCTTCGAGCGGGGATAACCCGTTGAGCGGGTCGATCGGGTCGTACTCCCGCAAGTAGAACAGTTCGGTCAGCGCCGGGTCCGGGGAATACTTCCACCGGACGTCCGGATTCGTAGTCTCGTAAAACCCCGGCAGCGGGTTCGAGCCTGCCGGACGCTCGCGTGCGATCTTGTGCGCCGGAAGCAGGTAGAGTTCGACCGGAGCCGTCGACGTCCCCTGTTG